TTATATTTATTTATAAAACATAACATATTATATTATTATTTTATTAATATTACCTAAATAAAAAATTGAAAAGAAATCTATTTATATATTATTTATTATAAAAACATAACATATTATATTATATTATATTATTATTTTATTAATAAATAATGAATAAATTAAAAGAAATTGCAGAACAATGCCTGCAAAACATACAACCCGTATTGAAAAAAATCTGTACTATTCATTATTCAAATTACCAAAAGGAGAAGAATTATATGATTTTCCAAGTTTACCAATTGATGAAAATGGAATAATTCTAACAAATTGTCCAAAATTTCAAAAAATTAATACATTTAATAAATCTAATTTTAGCATAATTTACTCATCAATTAAAACTCCAATTGATGAAGAATTAGAAAATGCTATTTTAAGTAATAATATTATGGAATATATGATTGACTTGAATACATCACCAAAAGGATTACCATTTTTTTGAATCTCATAATTGTTCTATTTATTCAGAAATTATTAAAGATATTCCTGTTATTTACGATACCTTATATATCTGTGATTATTATTTGAAATTCATATATAGAATAGTGCTTCAATATCTTGTATTAGAAAGAACTGATGATGAAGTTCTTTTTAGTAATTTTTTAATTGCTTATAAAGAAATAAATAGTCAATTTGCAGTATCAAGTATCAATGATAGACCTGAATTTATTCAAATTATAAAAGTTATTAAATCTTTTGTAGAAATATTCAAAGATTATTCAAAAATTAAGGAAAGTTATAAAGAGTGTCTTGGAAAAGATCCTGTTATTCGGATACAAATTACATATAAAAAAATATTATTTTATACAGATGATGAATATTTACATTTTTTACCTCTCATACCAAAAGTTGAAATGACATGTAGTTTGTTCGAAGAACTTCCATATTATTTGACATTTGTTAAAAAATTTGTAGAAGATCATTATAATGATATTAAAAATGCATTTCCAATTTATAATAAACTTGAAAATCTTTATAGATTGTGTGCTATAAATAGATTTAAAAATTTGAATACTTTAGAAAGTTTTGATATTGATACTCCAGAGTATAAAGTAGTATATACAAGAAAATTTTCAGATCAAATTATGTGCTGTGGTGGACATGTAGGTAAAACAAATAAAGCGGAAAAAGTTTCACCGGAATCTTTAGGCTATGGACCTGCATCATATAAACAACTTATGGATGGTTCTGCTCCATATGTATATGGATACTTACCACATGATAGTCAAACTTGTATTACAGCAAAAGCATCATATAATATGGCACATTCAGCAATGTATAGCCCAGATACTATAGTTAGATCACATCCATTTAGTCCTATTATTCAAAGTCTAACGATGGATGTGCATGAGAAAGCAATTGAAACTGAATGTATTCCCAGTTTAGAAAAAAAATAAATTATTATTTTTAATTTATTGAATAAGAATAAAAACAATTTGATTTTATTCCTTTCAATGAAACAAAATAATCAATGTAATTTCTTTTTATTGTTTTTAAATTATAAGTAATTATATTTGAATTCATTAAATACTCAATTAATATTGAATATTCTTTACAATTCGCTTTAGATAACACTATTAATACTTCATAAATAAATTCATATTCTTGATATTTATTAAGTATATTCAATACTTGAGTTATATTTTCTAAAATTTTCGGTGTCTTTGTATTTGGATTATCAACATAAACAGGTTCTGCTCGGTAAATTTTTGGTATATCTATTACAATTTCTAAATTATTTGAAAAATTTTCTTTTTGTGCCTTTTTTAATAAACATATTATTTTATCACATTCTTTAATTATTTTTTTTGTTTTTATTAATCTTATTTTATCAACATATTTATTCATTAGGTGTAAAATTGTGTCTTTATCTTTGATATACAATAAAAAATAATTAGCATTTGATTTTTCAACATCAAAACCTAAACTCATATAATATGTTTTTTTATTTTCAATTAATTTTAGAAGAGATAAATCTATTTTAACACCATCACAATTAATTTTAGCCTCGTCACCTGTTATTATTTTATTCACTTTTAATTTTTTGCATAATTCAATACACAAATTTACAAGTTGTTTTCCAGAATATTCATTAGTTCTTTGTATTGATGTTAAACAACAATTATTATTTAATTCTAAACTAATTGGGTCGATAAAATCAATTATCAATGGTTCTCTTGATGTTATTCTTTTTTCTACTTTATGAATTAATCTATAAAACTCAATATCATTATAAGGATTGTGATTTATTTTTTCAAGTTCAAATATCAAATTAACATCACCAAATTTTATATAAAAAGAATTTCCAAAATGATTTTTAAGTTTTGTTAAATTATTTTGTAAGTCTCCTGAAATAAAATAATCATATTCATATTTCAAATTAAATGTTTTAGTTTTTCCTTTTTGCTTTAACATATTTTTATATTTAATATATTTTTATATTTTTATATTTTTATATTTTTATATATTTTTATATTTTAATATACTTATTTTTATAATTCATTTATATATATTATTACGATATAATATATATATAAATATGTCAACTAAACAATTTTCTTCAGATTTAAAATTAAAAGCAGTTAAATATTATAAAAAAATAAATAATTTTGTATCTAACTATTTTGTAAAATATTTAAAATTAAAATATGTTATTGATTAATATTTATAAAATTATCAATATATTTAATAATTTTTTTTGCTGGTTGAATTTTATCATATATCATATGAGTTTTATTTTCAAAAATAATAGCAATATAATTTTCTGGATTATTTTTTTTCAATATTTTTATTTCATTTAATCTATTTTTATTATTATCTTTTTGCCAGTTATGTTCAGCTGGATTATATATATTTATAAAAGAAGTTGTTTTAACTGGTAATTTTAAATTTAAGTTTTTTGAATAAAATGAAAATCTAATAAAATCAATAGTATTTTCTACTATTTTTAAATTTTCTTCAGTATTATACTTTTTTAGATTATATAACATTTTTTGTAATTTGTTATTGGTAATATTTGTATTATCTATACTAATATTTTTTAATTGTAATAACATATTAGTTAGTGTAATATATAAAGGATCTAATAATATACAATGAATACATTGTTGTTTATATTTTTGACAAAAATATAATGCCATCCCACACCCAATAGACCATCCTATTGGAATAATTTTATATTCTTCAATATTCTTATATTTTAAACATATATCATTATAAATTATTTTAATATGTGTATTTGGTTTTATATAAGATAAATTAAAATCAATATCTGAATCATAATCAATATGTTCAATATTTGTTTTTTCATAATGAAAAATATTATTTGTTTTATCTTGATAAGTATAAATAGAACCTAATGTTTTTAATCTATCTAAAAATTTACTTTTAGTATAATAATTCCAATGTTTTAAATTTGTTGCACCGCCTTGAAACATTACAAATAATATTTTAGACATATTTAAAGTATATATAATAATGTCATTAAAAAAAAATTACATTAAAACTAATCCAGAAAAATTAAAAGAGTATATACATAATGCATATATGAAGAGAAAATAAAAAAATAATAATTTAGTAGTAAATTAAATATATTGCTTTATATTTTTAATTAAAAATATTACTTTAAAAAGGTCTTTTATATATTTAATAATCATCTTTGCTGGTTATATTTTATCATAAATCATATGTCCTTTATTAGTCATCATAACTGCTTTAAAAGTTTTAGGATTATTTTTTTTCAATCATCTAATTGAAAATTTTATTTAAATTTAAAATATATTTTGTATATTATATGAATTATCAAAATAAATATTTAAAATATAAAAATAAATATTTAAAACTTAAAAGCATAAATAACAATAGCAATACTAATATGATAGGTGGTTATAAAAAAAAATTTAAAATTATAACTGATAAACCAAAATTAAAATATTTAAAATACAATGGTAAAAATAATATTCATACTATTAACACAATTGACAATGAAATTTTAAATGAAAATAGTGAGTTTATGATAGGAAGTATAACAAAAGTTTTTACTGGTATTCTGATAATTATTCTAAATGATAAAAATATGTTAAATATAAATGATAACATAGATAAATATATTAAACCTAATAAAAACAATAAATTTGAAAATATTACAATAAATAATTTACTAAATCATACGGGTGGAATAATTTGGTATCTAACTTATAATGATATTCCAAATAAATATAAAATAGTAAATACATCAACAGAAGCTTTGGAAATTTTTATGGAAAAACCACTTTGTGTCAGTGAAATAGGTATTAAGAAATATTCATCAATGGGTTTTATCATATTAGGAGCAATAATAGAAAAAGTTACTGGATTAAGTTATATTGAAGCATTAAAAAAATATATTTTAGTTCCTTGTAAAATGACAAATACAGATATTGGTGAACCAAACACAACTATGTATAATAACAATGCATCAATTGAAAATTCAAAAATAAAAGAGGATAAAATGGAAAAATATATGGTTAATGCAGGAGGTGGACTTTATTCAAGTATTAATGATATGATTAATTTTGCTAAATATATTCCAAAAATTTTAACTCCGTCACAAATTAAAAGATGTTATGGTTATTATAAAAAAAATATTATATCACATGGAGGTTTTATATATGGTGGAAAAGCAAATTTTAAAGTAGAATATACAAATAAATGGAAAATTAAAAGTATATTAATTGAATTAGAAACTTGGACAAATTTTGATTATTAAAAATATAAAATATTTTAATTATTTTATTAAAATATTAAACTTTTATAAATATTTATAGTATATATGGTTAATAACTATTCAATTGGTTTTAAATATACTGCTGTTAAATTGTATTTAAAAATTGAAAGTATAAGAAAAGTTTCATTATTATTAGATTGTAGTAAATCATCTATACAAAGATGGGTTGAATAATATTTTGAAACTAGTGAAATTAAAAAAGAATATAAACAAAGAAAAAGTAAATTTACTACCGAAATATTAAATTTTATTAAAGATTTAATTAAAAATAATGGAGCACGGGAATTAAGAAAATAGATTAAAAATAAATAATATTAGTAATTAATAAAGTTCATATTTTTACACTCAGTATAAATAACATTTATAAAAATAGATTAAAAATAGATTAAAAATAAATAATATTAGTAATTAATAATTATCCATTTATAAATGGATAATTATTAATTACTAATATTATTTATTTTTAATCTATTTTTAATCTATTTTCTTAATTCCAGTGCTCTAATATAAAATAATTTATTTATTATAAATACCAAGATGCAATGTACTTGGACCATATTCTAAATAAAATTGTTTTTTATTATAAATTATATAAGTAATATGACAATTTGAACTAAATTTATAATTACCATTAATTTCAGATATATTAAATAATAATTTTATTAATTTAAAAATAGTTCCATCATGTGAAATAATTAATATTTTTTTATATTTTGTTTTTTTTATTAAATTAACTATTATTTTTAATCTTTTGAACATATGTTTTTCTGTTTCATATTCATATTTTTTATTACATTCAGTATTTGTAAATAAATCCCATTGTTTATTTAATAGAATTGGATCTTATTTTTAAATATTTCATCTGCTTTAGTAAAATAATCATCATAAAATTTATCTTTTTTTAATTCATCATTTGTTTTTCCTATTGAAATTAATCCTTGATCACGTTCAATTAATTCATCCATATATTTTACTTTTTCAAAATCATAATTTATTTCTTTACATATTATTTCAGCTGTTTTTCTTGTTCTTAACATGGGCGAACATAGAACATAATCAAAATTTATATCTTCTTGGCGATAATCATTTAGATATTTTCCTGTATATTTTGCTTGCTTCATTCCAACTTTATTTAATTTAATATCATTTCTCGAACCTTGACCTAAACCAAGTGAATTCCATTCAGTTTCACCATGTCTTATTAAATAAATTTCTTTCATAGAGATGTTAATATAAAGTATAATAATATTTTAAATATAATTGAATTGAAAATTTTTATAAATATAATTTAATTGCCATGTTCTTGTATCACAAGCATCACCGATACAATATCCATTAAATCTATTATAACCTTCATATGCCTGTGATAAAATTATACAATAATCATCTTTTAATTTATTATATATAAATTATAAATATATATTATTTTCACTCGTTAATATTAACGAGTGAAAATAATATCTATTTATAATTTTTTTTAAAACATTTTTCAACAATTCCAGAAAAATTTATTAAAGATTTCTTTATAATTGCAAAAGAAGAATATTTAGATAATGAAATAATAATTGATTTTGATATAATTTGTGATTGGTTAAAGGTATTAAAAGAAAATTTAAAAAAAGTATTAATTAAAAATTTTGAACCTGAATTTGATTATAAAATTCATAAAATAAAAAAACAACAGATTAATACAAAAAGAATGTCAAATTATGATATGATATTAATAACACCTAATTGTTTAAAAGAATTATGTATGATATCTCAAACAAAAAAAGCTAAAGAAGTCCGAAAATATTTTATTGAGATGGATATTAAAATATTAAGCAGGAGCTTAATATTTTAATTAACCTTTCAGGGAAAAATTAGTAAAAAGATATTTTCAAAATATTAAAGATGATATGTTTAAAAAAATTGGTTTATTGGAAAATAATCAAAAACCAAAAGTAAATATAAAAGGTGGTATTATATATATTTTAGAAGCACAAAATACAAATATATCATTATATAAATTAGGAAAATCTACAGATCTAAAAAATAGAATGAATACATATAATTCTGGTAATGCAAATGATGTAATACCAATTTTTATTTTACCAGTTGATGATGTTGATAGTGTAGAATCTTGTATCAAAAAAGCATGTAGAAATCATCAATATCGTAAATATAAAGAAGTATATGAAATTGATATAGATTTGTTAAAAGAAATAATGGAAGATTGTAATGAATTAACAACAAAACTTGCTAATAAGATTTTAAATAAAGAAAATAAGAAAAATTTCAACAAAAATATAAGTAGAATGAAACAAAAATTAAATAATTATTATATATTTATTTCAAAATAATTAAACTAATTCCAATCTACTAACTTTATTCCAAAATAATATATAATTAAAAGTTTTTATATTATCATATGATTGAATACCATATCTATTATCTTTATAATAACTATTTGAAAATGCTATTAATGGTTCATCATATTCTGTTAATAATTGATATTTTTTATTTTCATTAACATATTTTTTATTTTTATCATATTTAAATTTATTATAAAAATAATTTAATTGCCATGTTCTCGTATCACATGTGTTACCTATACAATATGAATTAAATCTGTTTTCACCTTCATATGCTTGTGATAAAATTATACAATAATCATCTTTTAATTTATTTTTAAGATAATGACCACAAAACCATTTATGATTCTTATTTTTTATATAATTTAGATTATCAGATGATAATGGTAAATCTGAAATATGAGCATTATGAGCCCATAAAAAATTAATATTAGTTGGTTTATAATTTTTCATTATTATTTTATACATATCATAATCTCTATCAATTTTATCATTATCTATACCATATAATATAATTCTATCTTTATTTTTTCTGATATATTAAGGGTAGAATTAAAATCTACCCTTAATATAATGAATATATTTTATGAAAATTTAGAAAAAAATACTATAAAATTTGAAAATAATGATATAAATGTTATTATTGATGAAAATGATGTCGTATGGTTTAATGCTAATGAGATTTCAATATCTTTGGGTTATAAATATCCTAAAGATGCTATAATAAACAATGTAGATAAAGAAGATAAAATAAAATTAGAAAATATTAATAGTAATTATAAAATAGATAAACATCCTCATTCAATATATATAAATGAAAGTGGGATGTATTCATTATTACTACAATCAAGATTAAAAAAAGCAAAAAAATTTAAATTATGGATAACAAAAATAGTTTTACCATCAATTAGAAAATTTGGATATTATAAATTAAAAAAAGAACATGAAAAAGATATAAATGAAATTATGAAAAAAATAAATTTTTTAGAAAAACAAAATGATAAATTAAAAAATGAATTAACAGTAGATAAATTTCCAAATGGATCTTTAGTTTATATAGTAGATTATACCGATGAACAAGAAAATATGTATAGATTAGGACAATCAGATGATATGGAAAAAAGAAAAAAGATTTATGATACACATACAATTTATAAAAAAAAAATAAAATTAATGAAAGAAGTTTCATGTCCATTACAATTTGAAACTTGTTTAAAATCAATGTTATATAATTATAGAATTAAAAATAGAAAAGATTTTTATGAATGTGATATAAAAAAAATAGAAAAAGCATTTGAAAAATGTGAAGATAGTATAAAATGTATGAATCAAACAGGAGGTAATATAATTATAAATAAAAAAATAGAAAAATTAAAAAATAAACAAGAAAATATTAAAATTAAAATAAATAATTGTAATAAAATTTTATATAATTAAACTTATTCCAAAATAATATATAATGACTATAAAAACCATTTATAATTCTTATTTTTATATTAATGAGTGAAAAATTTTAACAAAAATTAAATAAATATTATATATTTATTTCAAAATCTTGATACTTTAAACAATTAAAACTCATTCCAATCTACTAACTCTATTCCAAAATAATATATAATTAAAAGTTTTTATATTATCATATGATTGAATACCATATTTATTATCTTTATAATAACTATTTGAAAATGCTATTAATGGTTCATTATATTCTGTTAATAATTTATATTTTTTATTTTCATTAACATATTTTTTATTTTTAGCATATTTAAATTTATTATAAAAATAATTTAATTGCCATGTTCTCGTATAACAAGCATCACCGATACAATATCCATTAAATCTATTTTCACCTTCATATGCTTGTGATAAAATTATACAATAATCATCTTTTAATTTATTTTTAAGATAATAACCACAAAACCATTTATGATTCTTATTTTTTATATAATTTAGATTATCATCAGATAATGGTAAATCTGAAATATGATGATTATGAGCCCATAAAAAATTAATATTAGTTGGTTTATAATTTTTCATTATTATTTTATACATATCATAATCTCTATCAATTTTATCATTATCAATACCATATAATATAATTCTATCTTTATTTTTTCTAATATATTTAATGATCTTTAAAAAAATATTACTTTCCATACTATGACTAATATATTGCCATAATTTACCACCAACATAATTTTTATTCTGTATAGGTGTTTCATATTTAATACCATCATATTTAATCGCTTTATCTAATTCTCTTGACCAAATTGTATTATTTATAATATTTTCAGCTTGCCAAGAACTCATTTCATTAAAAATAATAATTTTTTTATTAGTATTTTTCATAGCATATTTTAACATTTTGAATCTAAATTCCCAACTTTCTTGGATACCATGACTAAATTCACCAATACCAATTAATTTATAAGATAATATTTGATTCATTATTATATTATTTTATAAAAAATATTTTTTTTATAAAATAACTGATAGTATTATTATAATTTCATTAATAAAAAATTGATTAAAAAATTTTCTAATAATAAATTGTAATAATATTTTTAAATATGTCAAAACCTAATTATGAATATATTTCTAAAAATTATATCTTACCTAAATGGTTTGTTCACAATGATATTGATTGGCTTAGATATTATCCAATGAAAGATAAAAAAATTTATACTAAAACAATAATCGAAAAATCTTATTTTAATGATTATATTTATGATGAAGAAAAAGTTATCATACATAAAATATTTGTTAAGTATTTGGGATATATAAATAATGTAATTCCAGATAATGATATAACAAATGAAGAAATGAATAAATTATTAAATATAAAAATATGTGATTATGATTGGTTATTTTTATGGAGTAATCCAATTTATGATAAAGACAGTAATGAACTACTTTTACGAAAAAAATAAATATTATTTATTTCGTAAATAAATACCATATAATAAAAGGTAAAAAATAATAACTTAATGCAAAAATTAATTTGCAATTTTCTAATATAAAATAATATGGAATTGTAATAAATTTAAAATGATTTTTTTTATAAAAAATTCCATATTCACCACATTTATTCTCATCAGTTCTTACACTAGTAGCATTTTCATAATTATATCTACCAGTAATTATATTAACGTTTCCAAATTTACTACATTTATTTTTATTTGGAATAAAATATTTACAATCTCCACAAATTGGTTTATTTTGATTTTGAATAAAATAAAGTTCAACTTTATTAATATTGATGATTAATAATATATAATGTAAAAATTTCATTATATATTATAATATGAAATATGTTTAAGTAATTATAATTATTTAAACATATTATATATAATAATATATAATGAAATTTTTATATTATTATATAAATTTTTTTATAATAATATTATATATGGAATATAAATATTTTAAATATAAAACAAAATATTTAGAATTAATAAATATGGATACTAATAATCAAAATGGTGGTGGTAAAAAAAATAATAATTCAGATAAAATAATAGATTTTGATGAAATAGTGAATTTTATAAAAAATTCAAAAAAAGAAAAAATTCAAAAAAATTTATTTAATATAATAAAAAATACTCAATATTGTCCAATAATACTAGGACAGGGTTTTGGTGGAAAAGCATATTTACCAGAAATCGACAGAACTTTTCCATATAAATTTGGTAATAAAATAATACAATTACCTGTAGTTGTTAAAGTAGAAAATAATGATAAAAATGATGGCAAACATTATTTTGGTCTTAATATATTAAATAATAAATTGTATATAAGTGGTTATGGTGGATTAAGTACAGAAGCTATAATTTTAATGTTTATTAAAAATTTACGAAAAAAAACTGTTCATTTACCATTAT